TGATGGAAGAGATCGGCTGGCAGACAGCCTTTGCCGAACTGACCGAAGCACAGGTGCGCGCCCTGATCGAGGAGACCGTCGAGGGCTTCCGCGAGGCCATGTCCGACATCGCCAAAGCAAACGCCCCGGAGATCCCGTTTTGACTTTGGACTTCAATCACCGCCCGTCCACGGCTGAGCGCATCAACGCGCTGGTTGACGCCGCCCTCATTGCCGAAGGCGAGGCGACGCCGCCTCGGACCTATCTCGGGGCATCCCGCCTTGGGCATGTTTGCGAGCGGGCGCTGCAATTCGAGTTTGCCGGTGCGCAAAAAGATGAGGGCGCGGAGTTCAGCGGCCGGACGCTGCGGATCTTCGCCATCGGTCACCAGCTCGAGGATCTGGCAATCCGCTGGCTGCGCGCCGCCGGTATCGATCTGGTTACCCAAAAGCGCGATGGCGGCCAGTTCGGCTTCTCCGTCGCGGGCGGTCGCGTCAGGGGCCATGTCGATGGGATCATCGCTGATGCCCCGGCGGCGCTTGGTCTACGCACGCCGGCGCTCTGGGAATGCAAGACAATGAACGCGAAGAACTGGCGCGCCTGCGTCAAGGACGGGGTCACGGTTTCCAAGCCCGTCTATGCCGCCCAGATCGCGATCTACCAAGCCTACATGGAGCCCGTGGTGCCGGGGATTTCGGCCGCACCGGCGCTGTTCACGGCAATTAACAAGGACACGGCAGAGCTCCACCACGAGCTCGTCCCCTTCGATGCCGATTTGGCGCAGCGCATGTCCGACCGCGCCGTGAGGATCCTGCAGGCCACCGACGCGGGCGAATTGTTGCCCCGCATCGCCGCCAATCGCGACTTCTTCGAGTGCCGGTTCTGTTCCCATGCCGAGCGGTGTTGGGGCCTCGCCAAATGACCGATGAGCCGATCGATCCGGGCGAGGACCCATCCATGCGCGACGATACGATGACCGATGCACCCAAAGAGAACATCGTCCATTTCAACCCGTGGCGCGACTTCAACGATGCCGCCCCGCAGATTGATGTGTTCGGCGGCGAGCCTGATCTGGAGCAGATCACTCAGTTCATGCAGGTCGTCTTCGGCTATTGCGACGGGCTGATCCCAGTCCGCAGTTTCATCGACAAAGGTCAGGGCATCGATGGCCGCCCGCATAGCATCTGGCTCGCGGCGGATCAGGCCGCCCCCGAGAAGATGGCGACCTTCGCCCCTTGGGCGTCGCGTGAGGGCGCAGCGGTCTACGTGATCCCCGGCACCGTGGCCGCGTCCGGCCAGGCCAAGGCCGCCGAGATCTTGCAGATGCAAACCGTGGTCGTCGATCTCGACACCGGCGATATCGCCGCCAAGCGTGCACATCTGGAGCGCCACCTCGGTGCGCCGACCATGGTGGTGGAAAGCGGCGGTGTGACGCCGGAGGGGCAGCGGAAAGCCCACGTTTGGTGGGCGCTGACCGAGCCTGCCGAAGGGGATGATATCGCCCGTGTCTGTGAACTGCGCGGTTACATAGCCGCCAAGGTTGGCGGCGACATGCATTTTCGCTCCGCTCACCAGCCGATCCGGGTCGCAGGCAGCGTCTACTACAAGAACAGCCTCAAGACGCAGGTGCGCATCGTAGAGCTGAACGCCGCGCTCGAACGCGATTTGGCCGAATTCGTCGAGGCCGTGACCGACATGCCGCCCGCGCCGGGCGTGTCCCTGCAGCCCGAGTTCACCCATGCGGACAAGCCGACAATGGACGAAGTGTTGGTCACGCCGGTGCGCGAGGGTGCGCAGGACTATTGGTCCCGTTTCGAGGGTGCGTCCGCCGCGATCGGCCATTTCACACGCATGGTCCACGAAGGCCGGATGACAAAAGACGAAGGCTGGGAAGGCATCTGCGGCCACAACGCCGCGATGCTGCGGCCGCAATGGCCGATCGAGCGGCTCAAGCGCGAGTCCGAGCGTCTTTGGGAGCGGCATGTCGAGAAATACGGACCGCCCCTGATCCGGTTGGACTCCGGCGCACCGGGGCCGGTCGAGATGCCCGCTTTCACCCTCGGCGCGCTGCTGGATGACCAGAGCCCGATGCCAGAGGACATCATCGCTCCGCGCGTGCTGACGCCGGGCGGGCTCTTGGTGCTGGGCGGCGCGCCAAAGGTCGGCAAAAGCGATCTGCTGATCTCCTGGCTCGTGCACATGGCGGCAGGTGCGCCGTTCCTCGGCTTCACGCCGCCGCGGCCGCTGCGGATCTTCTATCTGCAGGCCGAGATCCAGTATCACTACCTGCGCGAACGGCTAAAGCAGATCACACTGCCGTCAGAGGTGCTGACCGCCGCGCGCGATACATTTGTTGCCACGCCCAAGCTCAAGATGTTGCTCGACAACGAGGGCAGTGTGCGGGTGGCGCGCGCCGTTCAGACGGCGTTCCCGGATGCGCCGCCAGACATCCTCTGTGTCGACCCGATCCGAAACCTGTTCGACGGCGGGCCCGATGGCGGCGGCGAGAACGACAACACCGCCATGATGTTTTTCCTGAAGGAGCGGGTGGAGGTTCTGCGGGATCATATCGACCCCGACTGCGGGGTGATCCTCGTCCACCACACCAAGAAGCTCAGCAAGCAGCAGGTCAAAGACGATCCCTTCCTCGCGCTCTCAGGCGCCAGCGCGCTGCGCGGTTTCTATACCTCCGGCCTGATCCTGCATCGACCCGACGAAGAGGCCCCTGAGCGCACGCTGGAGATCGAGCTTCGGAACGGACCCGCGCTGGCCGCCAAGCTGATCGACAAAATCGCCGGTCAATGGGTCGAGATTAACCCGATGAACGAGCGGCTGGTGCGCAAAGAGGTCGGTGCAAAGCACGATGCCGAGCGCAACCGCAAGCGCGATGTGATCCTCGACCTGCTCTTCGAGGAGGCCACCAGCGGGCATCTCTACACGACCATGCAGTTCGCCGAGGCCTTCGAGAACCAGAGCGGGCTTGGCAGCAAATACACGATCCGCGAACGGTTGAGCGTGTTGGCCACCAAAGGCCACGTGAAATTCCTGCGCGATGGCAGCGCGTTTGGCTATCCGAAGGTCCGATCCCGGTTCGGTTATCTCTGCGTCGATGGGATGCGGTTTCGCCCGGAGGAGCGCGTCGATCCGGAGACCGGCGAGGTCTTCGAAAACACCGATCCCGTCCTTCCCAGCCACTACAAATGCCCCAACTCCGGGGTCTGCATGGACGTCGAAAACCCGGCCGTTTGGGTCTATCCCGAGACGGTTTCGGAGGACGATCTGGGCCCACTAACTCCTAAGAGTGAGGCCTAACTCCTATGTCCTCCCTAACTCCTGCCTCAATGAAATCAATAGCTTACCCCAACAGAGGAGTTAGTGGCCTAACTCCTTCCCAACTCCTCCAAACTCCTCGTTTTTCGTTCTTTATCAGCGCGTCACCTGGAAAACAGGAGTTAGTGTGGAAAGCCCCATACTACGTATGGGGGGCCAACCGGCAGGTTTGGCCCCATCCCATACGCCGTGGGGTATCCGCGCGTGGGCCGATCTGCCCCGCATCTTTCACCTTTCGAGCAGCAATGGAGATGACAATGTCGAACAGGCAAATTGAACCCGTGAGCGAACACCAGACGGTAGCTGTGTCAGGGACCATCCTTGCCCTCGACCTTGGCACCACAACGGGTTGGGCGCTGCGGTCTAGGGACGGCCTTATCACCAGCGGAACGGCTTCGTTCAAACCCGGCCGCTTCGATGGCGGTGGCATGCGATACCTGCGCTTCACCAATTGGCTGGGAGAGTTAGAGCGGTTGTCCGGCCCAATTGCGGCCGTCTGGTTCGAGGAGATCCGTCGCCACGTCGGGACCGATGCAGCGCATGTCTATGGCGGCCTGATGGCCACGCTGACCGCATGGGCCGAGCTGCACGGCGTGCCTTACCAAGGCGTGCCCGTCGGCACCATCAAGCGCCACGCGACCGGAAAGGGCAACGCCAACAAGGCGGCGGTGATCGCCGCCGCCCAGGCACGCGGCTTCAGCCCGGCCGATGACAACGAGGCCGACGCCATCGCGATCCTGCACTGGGCGATAGAGACCGAAGGAGGCATCGCATGAACCGCATGAGCTTCGCCCCTCGCGGGTTTGGGGGCACCCGCCGCAGCCCCGATCAGGTCAAAAAGGATGGCTGGAAAGAACAAGGCGTTCTGGCTGTCTCTGTCGATGACAATCGCCTCACCTGGCCGGAACGCGAGCTGGTCCGCCAGCTTGGCGAGCGTCTCTACGGCAAACGGGAACAGGAGGCGCGCCATGGGTGAGTGGACAACCGCACGGGTGGAGGACCGGCTGGAGAGCGCGGCCGACGTCTTCCGCACTTTGCCCGGCGTCATGCCGCGGGGCTTCTTCAACGCCTGGCCCGAGTATTTTCACAGCTTCGCGGACAAGGTCGGTCAGGAACCCCAGATGCGGCGGCCCCGGCCGGGCCCGCGCCAGATCAGCGAGGCCGAGGAGGCATTGCTCTGGCTGCGCTGGCTCGAGAAGGACGACGCGCAGATCGTGTGGATGCGAGCGAACCGCAAGCCCTGGAAGCCGATCTGCTGGCAGTTGGGGATCAGCCGTGCCACGGCGAACCGGCGCTGGCAGTACGGCATCGCGGTGATTGTCTGGCGGTTGAACGGCAAGCGGGTGCCTCAGAAGCGTTCAATCGGCTTCGTGGTAAAGGGCGCTGCCCGCTACACAGCATCTTGAGGGCAGTAAGAGCAATCTGTATCCATAGCTGGACATGGCAAACAACTTGAACGCTGAAAAAGCTCTGATCTTCAGGATAACGCACATAAAGAATGTGCCGTGGATCCTCAGGCACGGGCTTCATTGCAAGAATTCCGGTGTCCAAGACCCGAATTTCGTACGAATTGGGAACCTTGAATTAATTCAGCGCCGAACTGCACGAAATGTACCTGTTGAACCGGGTGGATCACTATCGGATTACATTCCGTTCTACTTCACGCCATTTTCGATGATGATGTACAATATCAAGACCGGCTACGGAGGAATTCGGCAGTTCCCGAACGCAGAGATCGTGATCATGGCGTCCTCACTTCGAGGGCTCGAGGATCGAGGTGTGGCAACCGTGTTTTCAGATCGCCACGCGTACCTCCAGACTGCGCAATTCTTCACCTCGCTCGACGACCTCGACAAGATCGACTGGGACATCCTGCAACGTAGAGATTTTAAACGGGACGTCGATGATCCCGAAAAGACGGATCGTTACCAAGCCGAGGCGCTCGTGCACAGGCACTTGCCAGTGGAGCACCTTGCAGGCATAGTCTGCCTAGGTGAGAACGAAAAAGGAACACTTGAACAGCAACGGGAGGAGGTTGGGCTCGATCTAAAGATCGTGGCGCGACCAGGCTGGTATTTCTGATGGTAACTTACACGCAAGGCAATCTTCTTGAAGCAGACGTCGACGCGGTGGTGAACACTGTGAACACGGTTGGAATTATGGGCAAGGGAATTGCCTTGATGTTCAAGGAGCAATTTCCACGAAACTTCGAGGCGTATGCACGCGCCTGCGATGCTGGCGAAGTGCGTATCGGAAAAATGTTCGTTACAGAGAACAAGGAGCTTTTTGGGCCGCGATGGATCATAAACTTTCCGACCAAGACTCATTGGCGAGTCAAAACCAAGATTGAATGGGTCGAGGATGGATTGCAGGATCTTGTCCGAGTAATTCGTGAGAAGAATATTCATTCAATTGCAATTCCTCCACTCGGCTGTGGGAATGGCGGACTCGACTGGAGCGATGTACGACCACTTATCGAGACATCATTGGCGGAGCTAGATGGGGTCAATGCCATCGTCTACGAGCCGACTTCAAAATATCAGAATGTTGCCAAGCGCACCGGTGTCGAAAAGCTGACACCGGCACGCGCTCTGGTGGCTGAGATGGTGCGGCGGTATTCCCTCCTTGGGATCGAGTGCTCGATTCTGGAGGTGCAGAAGTTGGGATGGTTTCTCGAGCGCGGCATGAAACGGTTCGGAGGGTCGGATGCGCTCAGGTTCAAGTTCCAAGCAAACAAGTACGGACCGTATTCGCATAACCTGACGAAGCTGCTCGACAGCCTAGATGGCAGTTACCTCCGGTGCGACAAACGCCTTGCGGATGCCGATCCCTTGGATCTCATTTGGTTCAACGACACGAAGTATGATCGGGTACAAGCATATCTAAACTCCGGTGAAGGGAAGCAGTTCTCAAGTGTACTGGAATGGGCTTCGGCCACCATCGATGGCTTCGAGTCGCCTCTTGGTATGGAACTCTTGGCGACTGTCGACTGGATGATGCAGCACGACGAGATCGAAGCGACTGTTGAGGGAGTGATGGAAGGTCTTAAAGACTGGGCAGGTGGGGAAACCGCTGGACAGCGCAAATTGAAGATCTTCGATCGGCGATTGGTCGCCATCGCCTTGGACCAACTTCAAACGTCGAACAAACTGCCTGCCTGAGTAATTCTTTGGTCGCCCGAAAACAGTAACTGTCAAGTCGAGCTGCATCCGCGAGACATTTTCTCGCGAGACATCGGTCGTCGAGACAAGCAGGAGTTTCGAAGCTATCAATCAGAGTATACTCGGGAGAGGCGCGTGCGGAACGGACTGCCGCGCTGGCTTTCCGGGGTCCAACCAAGGGTCCAGTCGGAATCAAATCCGCTAACCCACTGACTTTACGGGTCCTTCCTGGCCCAAAAGGTATACGGGCGGGCGAAGCGCGAAATATCGCTAGCGACAGGGCGCGTTTTTTGGGAAGCCACCCCTAGCAGGCATCCACCCGCGATCCGCTGAAAACCACAACAAAACAACCCTTTGGCGCCGAACACGCCCGGTGGCCGCTGGACCCCTTGCGGAGTCCACGCAGACCGCCGGTGTCCGGAGTCCACCCGATTGAGGCGAACCAACCCGCATGACCCTGAGCTTTGCCCCAGACGCGATCGAGATGTGGCCGCTGGCCAGGCTCCAGCCCTATGCGAACAACGCGAAGGCGCATGGCGCGGATCAGGTCGCGAAGATTGCCGCGAGCATGGCGGAGTTCGGCTGGACCGTGCCGTGCCTCGTCGCTGACGACGGCGAGCTGATCGCGGGCCACGGGCGCGTCCTTGCCGCGACGCAGCTAGGGCTGACCGAGGCCCCGGTGATCGTGCTGGGACATCTGAGTGAGGCGCAACGCCGGGCTTACCGCATCGCGGACAACAAGCTGACGGAACTCGGGACCTGGGACGAGGCGTTGCTCTCGGCCGAGCTGAACGACCTGCTGGCCGAAGATTACGATCTGTCGCTGATCGGTTTCGATGACGCAGAACTCGCGGCCCTGTTGGCCGGTGAGGACGATCCCGAAACCGCAGCCCGCGAGGGTGAGGACGATGTTCCAGAGGCCCCCGAAACCCCGATCAGCCGTCCCGGCGATCTCTGGTTGCTGGGCAAACATCGGCTGCTCTGCGGGGATGCGACCGTGGCCACGGACGTCGAGCGTCTGCTGGGCGACGTGACACCGCTGCTGATGGTGACCGATCCGCCTTATGGCGTCGAGTACGATCCGGGCTGGCGCAACAAGGCAGGAGCGGCCGCGACCAAGCGCACCGGCAAGGTGCTCAACGACGACCGCGCGGATTGGCGCGAGGCCTGGGCGTTGTTCCCCGGCGATGTGGCCTATGTCTGGCACGGCGCGCTGCATGCCACGACCGTTGCCGAGAGCCTCGAGGCCTCTGGCTTCAACATCCGCTCGCAAATCATCTGGGCCAAGGATCGTCTGGTCCTGAGCCGCGGCGATTATCATTGGCAGCACGAGCCATGCCTCTATGCCGTGAAGAAAACCGGCAAAGGCCACTGGGCGGGCGACCGCAAGCAGACCACGCTGTGGCAGATCGCCAACAAGGATCAGGACGCGGAAACCGTGCATGGGACACAGAAACCCGTTGAATGCATGCGTCGGCCGATCCTGAACAATTCAAGCCCGGGGCAAGCGGTTTACGAGCCCTTCATGGGATCGGGAACAACGCTGATTGCGGCCGAGACCACGGGGCGCGTTTGCCTCGGGATCGAATTGAACCCGACCTATGTCGATGTCGCGGTTCAACGCTGGCAGGCATTCACCGGCCAACCGGCCGTGTTGGATGGAACCGGTCAGACCTTCGCCGATCTGACGGCCAACCCACGCTGAGGCGATGCATGACCTGGCTTTACCTTCCTCCGGACGCGCTTCCGGAGCCGGAGACCTTTTCGGCCTCTCGCTCTGCTCCGGCGCAGGCGGGCTCGATCTCGGGCTCACCATCGCCTTGCCCGGATATCGAACTGTGGGCCATGTCGAACGGGAAACCTACGCCGCGGCCATTCTCGTGGCACGGATGGAAGAGGCGTCTCTGGATTGCGCGCCTGTCTGGGACGACGTTGCCAGCTTCGACGGCGGCCCGTGGCGCGGCGCGGTGGACATCGTCACTGCGGGCTATCCGTGCCAGCCGTTTTCCGTCGCGGGCAAACGCCGGGGCGCGGATGACCCGCGGCACCTCTGGCCCCACGTCGCGCGGATCATTGGAGAGGTCGAACCGCCCTTCGTGTTCCTCGAAAACGTCGCCCATCATCGCCGCCTCGGTTTCCCCGAAGTCGCCAGCGGACTGGTCGGCATGGGCTACCGCGTTGCGGCGGGCCTCTTCACAGCGGCGGAAGTCGGCGCGCCGCACAAGCGCGAGCGACTCTTCATCCTCGCGCACCGCGAGCACGACCAATTGGCCGACCCCGCGCGCCTGCTCCGGGACCCGGTCGAGCGGTGGGAACCGGACCGAGATGCTGCGGCTCTGGCCAACGCCACGGGCGAGCGCCAACGAGAACCGGCAGACGAAGCCGACGCCCTCGCAGGAAGCCGGCAAGCACGGGATGAACCTGGCGACCTCGGCCGCGATGTGGCCAACCCCGCAGACCGACAGCTTTCGCAGTCGGGGCGGTGCCCGGAAACACGAGAAAGGTCTGGACGGCATGGCTCGGGACTGGCCAACGCCGATGGCGACCGACGGGAACAAGCCGAGCGCGGGCAATCGGAAATCGGCCGACCTGACCAGCGCCAGCCAGATGTGGATGACGCCGACCGCGCGAGATCACAAGGATGGCGCGACGACATTGGAAAACACCCCGGTGAACGGCCTGCTTGGCCGCCAGGTCCTGGCGACGCCGACGGCTGGGAGCGATACTTGCGAGCAGCGCCGGACGCTGAACCCAGCATTCGTCGAGGCTCTGATGGGCTGGCCCACAGGGTGGACCGCCTTCGGCTCTGCGGCAATGGCGTGGTCCCATTGGTTGCCGCGCATGCGCTTAGAACTCTCGCGGCTCAATTCCTGGCCGATGGATGAGGCGGCGGGATGAAGCAGTCCCGCCTCATGTCGCTGGTCGAAGCCGTCGCCAACGTGCTTGTCGGCTACGGCGTCGCAGTGGTCACACAGATCCTGATCTTCCCGATCTTCGGGTTGCACACGACGCTGGCGCAGAACCTCAAGCTGGGCGCGATCTTCACAGTGGTAAGCATCGCTCGGTCCTTTGCCCTGCGGCGGGTGTT